GCAGGGATCTGTTCGGCAAGCTCCTGTGCCGCTCTCTTCTGCACCCTCTGGAAGTCACCCTCGTTGTTCGCCGCAGAAGCCGCCATGTAGATCCAATCGGAGAACTTCAGATCAATGTTCCGGCCCTTCGCTGCAAGCTCGGCCTGTGTGTTCTGAAGCATCTTCTGAAGGGTTGCCACCCGTCCTGCCGGTGTCATCAGCCGGAAGAGCTTACGGGCCTGTAAAGCACGGCCCAAGTCTGTGCCCTGCCGGTTGTAGGCATCAGCGAGAGCAGCCTGGGCAATCGCATCTTTCTTCGCTACCGCAAGACCCATCGTGGCAACCATCCGGGCCTGTCCGTCAGCGGACCGGTAATCGAAGTCTTCCATTGCGATCTTCTGAATGGATTCAGCCAAGCCGTCAGACTCATTGCTGTTCTTATTGCTCCGAATCCATTGGATCGCCCGGTTGATCTGAGCTTCGTTCGTGTCCGGGACATAGCCGCTGTTATCCTTCAGGAACTGCCGCACGGAAGCATCCAGCTCATCGCTGCGCTGAGCGGTTTGGGAACCAAACTGCCGCTGGGCATTGCCTTCGGACGGGAGGGTTGCGGAAGGGTTGTTTCCTTCAAGCGGAAGAGCGAGACCGTTCAGGAATTCGTCAATCTCATTGTCGGACATATCGCCAAGAGAAGAATACCGGATATCATTTGTTTGATTATTGAATCGTTCAGACAGAGGTATGATGTTCCCATTTGCATCGTAAGTAACAGGATCAGCATATTTGATTTGGCTTGGGTCAAACACGGCGATGGATTGCTGCGATTTCTGAGAGTACCCTTCAAAATCATTATCGTATGTAAAACCATCGTATCCTTTGCTTATAAGCAAATCACGGATGTTCTTTGTGGCTTTTGCATCGCTTAACCGATATGTTCTATCAGATGAAAGGAGAGCATTCATTGCCTCCTCATTCGTGATTATTCCCATATCGTAAAGCTCTTTTGCAACTCTCTTCCCCTCCCATGCTCCAAGATCAGAATTGAAATGGATTGGGTTGTTCAGTTTTACATAAGCCTTTACAATCCGTGCATCTTTCCCTCTGCCAGCCATCATACGAGCTTGGCCTTTTGTTCCAAGATGGATTCCGAGATCATCCTCCGTAAAACGGAAACGATTGAATTGGCTCTTCGTCCCGTGATACGCAATCGTGTTGTATCCGGCTTCTTTTGCCTTCTCGTCTACCATCTTCTGAGCGGTTTCCATGTCTCCGCTTTCAACAGCATCCATGTACTGTCTATTTGTTGTGCGAACAATGTCATCCATCTCTGAATCAGACAAATCGCCAAGCGATGAGTATTCAAGAACTTGCTGACCGTTTACACCAGCGGCAGTTCTGTCTTCAGCAGAAGCGGTAAAGCGCTGGAACAGCTCGTCACGGTATACATTATTTACCGGGGTCAGGTCATACAGATCAAGGGTATTCCCATTGACATTATCGTAGAAATTCTGACCTTCCAGCGTTACTTCAGAATGCGGTTTCTTCATGTACTTTCCGCTTTCGGAAGAGTCCACAATGAACACGGGCATTTCAGTAACGCCAGCACGAGCAAGCGCAATGGAACGGTGGCGGCCTTCGTGACCGATAACTTTCCATCCGGAATCAGCTTCATCGATCATAAGATAAATAGGTTGGCGTTTCCCGTCATCTTCAAGTTGTTCTCTATCAAGAGGTTTCGCTTCATCCAAAATACGCTGCTGATTCGATTCGCTTGCCGTTGTCATCCGAAGGAAGTCGGAAGGATTCATTTCTGCAATATATGCCTTGGAATAAGTTGGATTACTGCTTCCGAATCCGCTACCGCTCAGCCAATGGTCAAGCGTATCAGGCTTCAGATACAGTTTCCCGTTATAGATTGTGGGGTCGAATTCGTCTTTGATATCCTGCACGGCAGTTTTCAAAACCGTTTTCGCTTCGCCCTCGGATTCGATGTCAGCATCTTCATCTCCCATCAGCTCTTCCCAAGTAAGGTCTTCAAGGAGCGTATCGATATCTGCCATTGTCAGATCGCCGGTGAAAGAATTCTGCACATCGCTTCCTTCATACATGGCCTTGTTCAGCGCTTCCGCATTCTGCTTCAGGTCCACCGCACTTCCGGCAGCAGCGTTCTGTGCGCTTCCGGTTTCAAGCCGCTGGATGATCCGCTCCGTGATCTCACGGGTCTGATCATCAGAATGACCAACCGTATTATTCGCCGCCATCGGCATCGCACCTATGTTGATGTCTGCCGTGCTGACGGCTTGTGGTTTATGATAGGTGCATTTTTCAGGGATGATCTTCCCGTTCTCATCATAAACACGGTTGTACATGGACCGGTCAATCAGCAGCTTCCAATAACCCTTCACCGGGTTATAGGTCACATTCCCGTTCGCATCAACAGACCGTCCGGAGAAGTTGGCATACTCGATCTTCTTTGCATTTTTGCCTTTGCCCTCGACTTTTTCAAGGCCGGAGAACCTTGGCTTCACGCCAAGCATCTGACAATACTCGATGAAACGCTGGCTGTTGATGTCAGCGGTTGCAAGAGTAGTGTTCGTATCCCAATATTCATACGGATAAATCTGCTGTGCTTCATTCCTGCTGAAGAACACATGGAAAGCGTCAGAATCTTCATCGATGTACCGATCCGTGTATAGCTTGTTCAGATACGGATTGTTTTCAATCGCATCCTTCTGACTTTCATTCAGAGAATCGTAATTGCCGGTCAGGATAGCTTCACGAAGCGCCCAATTTGGATTGGCGTTGACTCTTTTTTCGTTCTTCCCTTCACCTTCTGTCTTATAACTCTCAAATGCGTCAGATTGCGCTTTTGTGTAGTCATTGCCGGTCTTCATCTGCTCGTGGAGCAGAGACATCAGGTGCTGGAGGCGCTTCACGCTGCCGCCGGAACCGTGGAACGGAATGACGAATGTGATGAAATCGCCAGCCAACGCAGCCTTGATATGCTCATCGCTGATGCCAACCACCATCGGCTGGACATTGCCCTTCTCACCGTACTTCTTGGCGAATTCCGCAGCCGCTTCCGGGTTGATGCCGGTAACCGGAGAGAACCGGAGCATCATGTTGCCGTCTTCGTCAATCTTGATGCTTCCATCCTCGTTGTGCCAAAAACCATCGCCATGCGGCATCAGGGACATGTTCACTTCAAACCCAGCGCTTGCGAGAAGATCAAGGGCCTCAACAACTTTTGTATAGGTCTGCACCTGAGAGCCAAGCGTTTGCATGGTGATCATTTCCATGAGGTAATCGCTACCCCATTCGGCACGGAAGTCACTCCAGCTCTGCCAGCGCTGACCGCCCTTCAGGTTCTGCGCTTTGATTTTCTCGACAGCCTTATTGAATATCTTCCTTGCGGCTTCTTGGCTGTCGATATCGGTTGACAGGAACGGATTCAGGAACTGTGGAATGTATTCTTCGTTTCCGGCATTCCGTTCGTCTTCCAGCAGACGGGCATTCGCTTCACCGGCTCCAATTGCCTTCGCAACAATACTTTCGCCAAGCCGTGCATCGGAATACGGAGCAATGGCTTTGCCCTGTGCATTGCCACCCTTCTGCATGAATGTCCATGTTCCGGGATGCTTGGTTGCCATTTCACCGGACCGGCGAAGGTCGAGCAGGATTTCATTCGGACAAATGTCCGGGTTATCCTTCCGTACCCAAGTGGTTTCGCCGGTGTTAGGATCGGTAACCGCATCAGCAAGGCAAAGGCTGATCCACAGTTTCTTCGTGTTCTGCTCGGTCTTCAGCTCTTTCTCTTCGCTCTGTGTCTTCGCAGTTGGATCAGGTCGGTTCATGAATTCGTTGATCTGCTCATTTGTCCAATCAGCACATTCGTCCTGATAAACACGAACCTTTTCCAGCCGTGCCGGTTTGTTTACCCATGTGGCATAAACATAGCACGGGGGGCAAGGAGTCGCACCGTGTTCCCACTTGCCGGTCTCCTTGTTGTATACTCCCTTGCCGACTTCCTCATAAACAACGCCGTCAATCTCAGCCTTTGTGAGCGCACGGCCCAGCCGGACCTGAGTTTCGGAAATGGCATTCAGGATCGCCTGTGTTTTTGTACAGATCGTACCGAAGTCATAACTGTCGGAATACTGCGGATCACCGTTCGTCTTCAGGCTGGAGAAAGCGAGGCTGCCAGCCAGCTCCCAAACCATTGCGGCATCCTGGTACTGACCGATCATATTGATGATCTTCGCCACATACTCACGTTGCTGCTGGGCGGTCTTTGTGATCGTGTCGAGCTGGGTGGCGTAATCTTCCTGCGTGATCCGTCCATTCTTCAGCTTTGTCTGAAGAGCTTCGTTATTCGCCTGGGAAGCCATGTCAATCAGATTGCCGACCGGGGAGCCTTTCACCATATCAGCGGTGTATTCGCCCGGTTTGATCTCCACGCCATTGTTCAGCAATTTGTACACATGGGAATCATTGTCCGTAACTTCAAGGGTCAGGCCGGTTGCATCGGTCCAGCCGGTGATGGAAGCCTGTACCAATCCGGTATGTCCGTTGTTGGACTCCTTCATGTGCAGCGCTCGTTCATTGATCGCATTGTTCAGGAGCTTCATGGCGGTCCGCATCTCCTGGTACTTGGCCCTGCCTTCCGCATCCAGCGTATAGCCTTTCAGCATGGAGATGGCCTTGGAAAGAATCTCACGGAACTTGCCGCCAAGACCCTGTGTGGCGATCTGACGAGCGAACTCTTTCTTTCCAAGGTTCAGCCGTGCATACTCGGCAACCAGCTCCTGCCTCGCTCCTTCCGGAGTCAGGTTCCGTCCATTGGCTGCGTATTCATTGATCTTTTCCCGGATGGACTTGTTATACGCATCTGTGCCTTCACCGCCATACATGGCTTTCAGCACAAAGGCTGAGTAATTCTTGTACGCCTTGGTGTTTTCAATTCCGTGAGTAACTTCATGCAAAGCCGCTTCCACCAGCGCCTGTCCCCTCGTAAGGTTGGAATTCAGCACCATGTGGTTCCGGTCTACAATATACCCACGGTTCTTCAGCGGATCGCCAAGGTCCTGCATTTCGTAAGTAATGCCTGTTTTCCGGGAGATCCGGCGAAGGAACTTGTCACCTTCCTGATCAGAAAGCCTCGCATTCGTATCTTCCGTCCCACGGACCTTTTCTTCCAGCCGGTTCATGATCCGGTTCACTTGCCGTTCAATCGCCTCGTCAGAATAGCCAAGCTCACGAAGACGGTTCCGGATTGCTTCTTCATTTATAGCTGCGGTCTTCTGCTCTTCAGCCTGTTCGGTGGCGTTCTTCTCGGCTTCCTGTGCCGCCGCCTGTTCTGCCGCAGCAGCAGCCTGAGCTTCAGCCTCTGCTTTCGCCTGAGCCTCAGCCTGTTCCTGCTGGGAAATGGTCTGTTCTGCCTGTTGCCGCATGTAAGCCGTGGTAGTCTCGATAGCCTTCCGGTTATCGTCCTCAACCTTCTGCTGGTCCTTCCTGGCCTTGTCCAGCTTCTGCGCATATTCCTTCGCAACAGCAGAGGCAGAGGTCATCTTCGCCAGCGCTCCGGTCATCTGATTGCCATCATTGATCGGATCGGCGGCAACGGCAGCAGCGGCATCGGAAACACCCTTCCGGGCAGCATCCAGCTCATTGTTCTTCTGCTCGGCTTCCTGCTCGGCGGCTCTCGTTGCTTCACGGGCCGCATCGACCTTCGCCTGTGCCTCAACGGCGGCATCCCCAAGGCCGGTAGCCATCAGCCGCTTGAACTCTTCGTTCACACGGGCATCATGGATTCCGGCGGCAACGCCCTGCGCAACACCGGGGTCCTGCATATCGGAAGATACGGCGGCGGCAATCTGCTGGGCCATCTGTGTAATGCCAAGACCGTTGGCGGCTCCATTTGCGAGAATGTCAGCGCATTGTCCGTTGCCAAGAGCGGCAAGCTGAAGGCCGGTGGACAGGGTATTGATGTCAATATTGTTCTGCTGACCGGCAACCAGGATTCCCTGCACCATACCGATATTCAGCTTTGCGGCTGCGGCCTTTGCCATGTAGTTGTCACCGGTGTTGATGACGGTGGCAATTGCGGCAGCCTGTGCGGTTGCATCGGCATCGGCGGCCTCTTCCAGCATGATGATCCCGGTCTCATAGGCATTCATCGCCTGTGCGTGGGAACGCCGCTGGGATTCTGCCGGTCCGTTGACAGGATACTGTTCCGGCTGGACCTGTTCGGTCTGTTCGGCCTGTGCAGTTTCCACCGGGGTTTCAGTCCGGACGGTCTGCGCTTCTTCGGCGGCTCTCCGTGCCTCGGCCTCTGCCGCTTCATGCTCCAGCCGGATATCCCGGATGGATTTCTGCTTGGCATGTTTGCCGGTGGCATTCTGGTTGTATTCCCGTGCTTCCTGTGCATACCCAATATAGGTAGTCAGCGTGTTGCCGGTCATGGCAACCACATCGGCACCGGGAGAGAAGAAGGAGATGATGGCGGTATGCAGGACACCGTCCACCTCTGCCTGATGGACAAGAGCTTCTGCCTGTTCCGGGGTCAGCGTATCATCCTTGGCAAGGGCATCCCTCACCGCATTGTCATGCTGGGTCTGATAGTCCGGATTATTGATGTACTTCACCCAATAGTCGGCGGCATTCTCGATCAGATCATTTGCGGACTCACCGACCACTTCGGACAGGGCATTCGGAATGTAGTTTTTGAGGAAGGTGGTAATACCCTTCTTCGTCAGCAGCAGTTTCCCGGCTTCCTCGATGTGACCGAACTCAATTCCTTCTGTCCAGGATTCAGCAATCAGCGTGGAAGCAAAGATAACCGCCTGTTGCTTCGGATCTGCGTTACGCTTGATGGCATCCTCCAGCGCATCGGATGCGGCAGACAGGGCGATGGGGGTTGCGGAAAAGATGTTGTTAAGGAAATCGGCTACCTTCCCACCGCCTTCGATATTCGGCATGAACTGACCAAGTAACTTGCCTGTCATAAAGCTGTTCCCACGGTTATACAGGATCTCGTATGCACCGGAGAGAACTTCAGCAAGCGCAGGATTATCCTTATATGTCTCCTTGATTGCGTTAACGTTTGCCTGATGCTGGGATTGAGAAAGATGGCTGCCAACTTTAAGAATTCTTAGTTCCTTCTCATCTGCTCCAAGCGCAACACCAGCAGAATAAACCATACCAGAAATGCTGTTTATAGCAGCCGGAAGGATCGCCCCAATCTCGCTGACAAACCGACCAAGCGCACCGCTTTCTGCGGTCTTCCGGGTAACATTTTCGATGCCGACATCGAGTCTCGTCATCAGATCGTCACGCAAATCGAGATAGAATTGATCAGCCGCTTCGATTCCGTCACGAGCCGCAAGTGCAAAGTAGATATCGACTTCTTCCGGTGTCATCATGGGGAACCATTGCTTCTGCGTATTGCCGATCTTAACATTGTAGATATCGGACATGTCGAGCGCAGCATCCCGGCCCTTCTCAACAAGTGACAGGAAATTCGGATTGTTCGTAATCAGATAGTTGTTATAAACACGGTTCTGTTTCTCCGCATCCGCAAGGAATGCATCAAAATGCTGCTTCAGGTCATCCGGGATGGAATCGCCAAGGGTGTTCATAATGAACTGAACATCCTGAACAACCTTGTTGTTCTCTTGGATCATCGCACCGATATCAGCAACAGAAGATCCATGAATCTCGTCAATCAGCGAATTCCCGTCTGCCTCCGGGGACTCATACTGATAGAATCCACCGGCATACTGCATGATGGAATCAGCGGTGGATGGATCGTAGTCAACGCCCATCGTCTTGGCGGCAATGGCTCCCAGCGCATCCCGGTTGGCTTTGGCAATCTCCGCATCACGGATACTCTGCTCATAGCCAGCCTTGTTCTCTTCAAGGTATCCATTGAGGGCCGCAAGCTGCTCTTTCTTCTTGTTGTATTCCTCAACGCCATTGATGGTGTCGGCATCCATCTCACCGGCTTCAGCCTTAGCGGAACGGATGCCATTCGCCCGGTTGTTCTGCTCGATCCGGAGCTGTTCGGCCTTCTCGTTGGCGGCGGCAAGCTGTTCAGTCGAGGTCTGCCCAAACCGCCACATATCGTTCCATACATTGCCGACTTCGTACTCTCCGGTCTCATCATCGTAGATGAGCTGGACCTGAGTACCGTCATCGAGGGAGAAAACCGGCTCAGACTCGATGCTCTCGCTGGCAAGAATCTGAGTGCCGTTCTTCTTCTCAAAGTCATCAACCTCAGCAGCGAGGCGGTCAGCGGTAGTCTGATACCGCTCGTACTCATTCCGGCTGGCAAGAGAGCCAAGCCATGTCTTGTTGTACTTCCCGTTCGCATCCTCCGCATACCTTGCGGCATTGTTGGTGATATCGATCATGCCGGTCTTGATGCCTTCGGCAATGCCATTGAGTCCGGCGGCGATATTGCCATACTCAACGCCTGGAACAGCATCGAAATAGTCCTTTTCGCCCTGGGACAGGAAAGACCCAAGCGCATCAATTGCGCTGCCGACCTTATCGTTCTCAACCTTCGTCACGGAATCGTCCCCATCGGAAACGGTAACGCCGTAGGAACCCATGATTTCATTCCCGGTCTTTTTCGGATTCGCAATGGCATCAGCCGCCATCTGCTGAAGCATCTGCTTCCGGTACGGCACGGCACGGGTCATGTCCATGATCTTGCCGCTCTTCAGGGAGGCATCCATCTTCGCCAGCGTGGAATAATCGGAGGATTCAAGCTGGGAGTCAATCCACTTGTTCGCCTCGTTCTGGTCCTTGAACCCACGGTTCAGCCGCCGCTGGAAAGCCTTGGTCAGATTCGCCAGCTCTGTCTCTGCCTTCTCCGTGGTCTCCTCGGCAGCCAGCACGGTCTGATACATCTTGACGGAGGTTTCGTCCTCCCAATCCACATTGTTCCGCAGAGCCTCGACATCCGCTTTGGAGAAGGAAGGCACACCAAAATAAACCCCGGCCTTATCCATACCGTCACCAGCCATGCCGACTTCGTAACGGGAGAAAGTGTCGAGGTTGTCGATGTTCAGTTTCGCAGAAATGTTCGGATCGTCTTTCCAGCTATTCCCGGACTTCAGGTAATAGTTGGCAATATCCTGACGGGAATTCCCCGTGCCTCCTCCGTTCCTCGCCGCCCAGATGGTCCCACGGACGGAATCGGCATTGTATCCGATGGCTTCGTTCAGCTCCAGCGGAGAGGCGCTCGTCCGGGTATCATCCATCTTCTTCAGCGTGGAATACTTGTTGGAACCGAATACCTTCCGGATGATGTCATCATCGGAAAGGTTCAGGTCAGACCGTCCGGCCCAATAGGCAATCTCCTGCTGCGCAGCCGCCCACTCGCTCTTTGCCTTGCCGGTGGTGTCCATACCCTTCTGATACTGATAAAGGTCATAGGCGATCAGCTCTTCCTGCGAAGCCTTCTTCCCCGGCTTGCTGGGCGTGTTGGTGGTCCCGTTGTAAGACAGATAATTCTGCCAGCCTGTATTCTGCTGGAACCATTCCGGGGTCAGGCCCCGTGCATCAATCCCGTAACTGGCGAGGTTGTTCACGGCTCCGTTCGTTGCCTTGGAATAGGCATCATAGTAGATATTCCCCGGCTGGGTCCGGAACTGATCCAGCATGGTCAGTTTCTGCTGCGCTTTTGTGGGGTCGGTCTTCGCAATCTGATTGATTGTAGCGAGGGCCTGTCCGTAGTTTGTCGGTTTATCTCCCAGCTTCCACTCCTGCTGGATCGGCTGGGAAAAGTTCTGCTGGTACGGAGTTTTTGCGGCAGAGGAATTATTGGGGGTTCCATTTTGAATCTTGTCCCAAAACGCCATACGGGTTCCTCCTGTTATCTGTTACTTTGATTTTGTCGATTTGGTACTGCCACCAGCGCCTGTCTTTTTGTCCTTCAGAACTCTCGGATCGCTCTTGTCACCGACATCGACCTCGTAATACTCCTCGCCGGGAACAGAGAACGCCGCTTCAATCGGATTAATTGTCGGAAGGCTCGGACTCTGATAACGATTCGGATTGCCGTTGTTGTTGTCAACAAGCGCTGTGCGACTTGTGCTTTTGTTTGAACTCAGACCGGATGCAACAAAATTTGCAACAGAAGAAAGCCTGTTCTTCAAGTTGTCGGACATTCCTAAATTAACATCGTCAAACAGATTGTCCGGATTGGTGTCCGGGGGAGTATCCGTTCCGGGCTTGCCGGGTCCGGGGCCACCGCTGCTGCCGGAACCGCCCTTCCGCATGGCCTCGGCATCCGCACGGCTCAGACCGGCACGGGCCAGCAGATCATCACTCGGAGTACCACCCTGTGCGACAATTGCAGAAACGTAACCAGCGGCAAGCTGACGATCAGTATCATTATTGCCCTGTGCAAACTGCCGTTCCCATTGCTGGGCGGCGAGATCAGCCTGACCCTGCTGGAAATTCTGATTCCACGCAACATCAGCACGGTTCGCCTCAAACTGCCGCTCCCAGCGTTCAGCCTCGGCTTCTTCGGACTCCAGCGCACCCAGCCGGTTCTCGTAGTCAGCAATCTGATTGTTCCAAATATTGTTCTGCGCTTCGATCTTCTGCTGGTTGATATTCGCAAGATTCTGCGCATTATAGGAGGACCGCTGCATTCCCCGGCTGAGAGCCTGACGGTCTGCCTGTGAATACGCCCTGTCAAATGATTTGTCAGAAGATTCCCTCTGCTGACCGTAGGCGTGATTCAGCGAATCCCACAGCCGATCCTGCCTCGTCATGCCCTCAACATCCTGTCTCGTTCTCGCTGTCGTTGCCATGATCTTCATCTCCTTGTCAAATAAAAAACCCGTGACTTTTCGTCACGGGCCGTTTCCATGTTGGTCAATACCGGCGATAGCCGTCATCCCTTGAATAATCACCGTCACGGCTTACATACCGTCCGGTCATCCGGCTCCTGCCACGGGCATAGGAATCGCCATCGTAGCCGCTTTCACCCTTCATCGCCTCGTAGGTGGCAATGCTCTTCAGCGCATGAGCCATTTTGTCCAGGTCATCAAGGTCCTTGCCGCTGAGCTGAGTGCCGTTCGCATACTTGTTATCCAGCTCACGCATCTCCCGGTGGATCGCTTCACAGATGTTGTCAAACATTGTTCATTCCTCCTTACGCCCCTGCCGCCGCATCCGGGACAGGGTAACGATTGAGGATAAACTGAGTCTGAGCCGTCAGCGCATTCTGAATGTAGTTGTTGGCTTCCAGCGAATTGATCCGGTTGTTCAGCTCAACAATCTTCTCATTCTTGGCATCGATCTTGTCCTGACACAGCCGGTCGAGGATCTGCTGGATACCGTTCTGAATGGCGCTACGGGTAGCTGAACCTTCATTCTGCACTACGTTCTGAGTCTGTACGGTAGCCAGCCGGTTGTCGCAGCAGCATTGTGCAAGCTGTGCCTGAAGGCCGTTGAACCCCTGAAGAATGGAAGTCTGAACATCAAAGCTCCTGTTCATGTCAGCCATCTGCGTAGCGTTGATCGTGCTCTGCACATCGCTGAACCCGGAAGCAACCGTGGTCTGAATCCCGGAAATGCCGCTCATCATGGCGCTCTGATCGAAGCCACGCTGGACATCCGCATTCACGAATCCAGCGCCGTTGCCGCCGAAGCCGTTGCCCCACATGCCGCCACCGGCGAACAGGAAGAGCAGGATGATCCACCATCCGGAAGAACCGAAGTCACCGCCGAAACCGCCGCCGCCGTAGGCAGGGGTTACCGGCATTACATAAGGTGTACCATTGGAATCCATTGTCTTGTCTCCTTTTGATGTATTCTCAAACCGTCTGCGCACAACGGCCCAAGGCTTGACTTACATCATGGAGACAGAGTATAATACGAATGCTATCAGGGCCGTCTCCATGACGGTTCGCATGAACCGGGAAGTGCCAGCTTCCACGGTTCATTTTTTTATTTCCCGGTCATCTGCCGGATCATCGGCATCACTCGCTGGAGAGCCGGACCGCCGACCTGCCCTGAATTGATGAGGTGCATCACCATCTGCCGTGGATTGCCCATCATTTCCTGCGGAATGTTCCACCCGGCCTGTTGAATAAACTGCTGCGGATTGCTCTGCAACTGCCGGAGCTGTTCCTGCATCCTGTTGTCCATCAGCTCACCCTCCAATAGTAGCTCGGTACTTCGTCCCCGGAATCCCAGCTATCGTAGTAATCACCGTCAATGACGGCAACCGCATGGCTCCCGGTTCCAATGACATACACCCCTTTGGGGTATTCCTCACAGAAGGTCCGGACCGTGATACAGGATGGGCAACTCTCCGGCAACAGGAACTGCTTTGCTCCAAGTCTCCGGAGGTTCATGCCCCACACTACATTGCTGCTCGGCATCTCGCATTCGATCTCGCCCATGTTGCACAGGCTTCGGTACGTTCGCCGCCAGCTCTGATCTGTGGCAATCGCTATCGCCCGGACCACGCAATCGCTCGTGGATTTTCCCAGGGGATTCGGATTGCATCTCACCCACACGCCCTTCGCCTCCTTTGCCATCAGAATAGCAAAAGAAGCGCCCGTTGACGAGGAAGCCAACGGGCAATTTACCGGCAATTTATGGGAGATGTTTGAACAGGGTGACTTCGCATTTGTGAACGATGGTCCTTGTCTGCCGTGGAGAAAGGGAGAATTCCTCGCTCAGTTGCTCAAAGGTCACGCCATCAATCAGCCGCCTGTGGAGCAGCCGCCGGTCCCGTTCCGAATGCAGATGTTCCTCAATCAGCTCACGGATTCGGCTGTTCGTGTACTCCACTTACCCTGCTTTCTGCTTATCCAGCTCGTCAATCCGCTCTTTCATCACGGCGGTGGTCTTCTCCAGCTCGTAGGTCCGTTCAATCACATTGTTGTGCTTGTCAACCTTCTTTTCAAGTTGCTCCAGCCGGTAAGCCATGAGAGCCGTCTGCTTCCGGTTGGAGAAGTATGTGCCAAGGAATGACAGGATTCCTGTCACAGCGGCGGCAGCCAACGGTATCCATTCCATTACGATTCACCGCCCTCTTCTTCGATTTCTGTGGCGGCAAGGCCGTCTTCATCATCCACGGTAATGGCATACTTCTTGGTGGAGGCTTCCGTGCTGGAACCAAGAATCAGGGTCTTGCTGTCGAAGATCACGCCGTCAACAGCTTCCTTGATCTCTGAAATGGCATCATGGAACATCAGGACACAGGCAGCCAGCGGAGCCTGTAACCGTCCCCAGCATCTCGTATCATGGGGAGTAGAACCTTTCAGGGTAGGCTGCTGGAGATGATAAACCACACCATCTGTGTAGACAACCGCATCACCCACTTCATAGGTTTTTTCGGCACTCCATTCACCCTTGTAAACCAGCTTACTCATTGCTCACTCCTCCCCGTCTTCCGCAGGGTCAACCCACGGTTCTTCATAGTTCATTGCCCTTGCGCTGTCTCCAACACCGGCGGTAGTGGGATCGACCACGATACCAAGAATGGCAAGCACCACAAACACGGCATCGATAACCGCAACGATCTTGCCCGTCATGGTAGTCAGGTCAATCGTGAACCCAAACAGGGCGGCAACGGCCTGTGCAACCATCGCCAGCGCCGGGATCAGGGAAAGCCAAAACTGTTTGTTGCGAATCCGGACATTCCAATTGATCATGAAACCATCTCCTTCATTACTGATACTCCAGAATATTTATTACAAAGGGCCTCAGCTTCTTCTTTGCTGAGACCCGTAATAGTAACCTCGTAGTGCTTCGGCTTATCAGGAGTGGTCAACAGCTTCTCCCATGTCTTTGGGCCAACCACGCCGTCTTCCTTCAGGCCCCAATCACGCTGGCAAGCCTTGACCGCCTTCTCGGTTTCGGCTCCGAAATCGCCGTCAGCGCCGTATTTCGGCAGCGCATATCCGTGGTTGATCAGCAGAGTCTGCAATTCCCGGACTTTTTGCCCCTTATCGCCTCGCCTGAGCGTGGGGTAGTCCGTTTTATCATCCTCAGAAACAGGCGGATCTACGGGGGCATTTTGAGGCGGTAGTGGCGTGTTCAGTTTCAGGTCCTGTTCAAAGGGTTTCGCCACCGCCCAATGGGTCCATCCGCTGCCAATTTTCGTCTTGTGCTGAACACCGCTGGATGCTTCGCATGTCTCACCGTTGAAATAGAGGCCGGTATGGGTCCATTTATCGCCGTTGTACTTGAACAGGCAGACCAGCACATTCTGCGGAATGCCCTGTGCAACGGTCCCCTTTGCGCACCAATTGTCCGCATGGTTCCATTGGGTCAGCACCATGTCTCCGTAGAGCTTGAAGCTGGTAATCTGCTCGATCGCCCACTTCGTGAACCCCCGGCAATCGAAGCACCTGGTTCGGAACCGGTCCGGATACCACTTGCATCCGCTACATGTGCCACCATTGAACGCTTTACACGCCGTCTTGATCGTTGTATGGGAAGGCGAATAGCTCAATCGCTTCTTTCTCTCGGATACCGTGCAAAGCGCTCCCCAGGCTCCGTAGACATATGCCCAGCCTTCACAAGCAAGCGCCGCTTGCCATGCTGCCTCGGAGAGCGGAATACCGGCGCTTGCGGCTTGAGTCTTCAGGTCAGCGATCAAACCGTCAACATAATCTGCGGTATTCACTCGTCATCATCTCCCATCACGATCAGGGCGGCAAAGAGGAAACCAATGACCGCTCCAAGTATCAGCCAAATGAATATCGTCCACCACGGCATTGTCATCCCTCCTCAAAAGGAAGCCGGAGCGATGCCGTCACCGCCCCGGTTCTCGTGTATAGGTCACAATACATTAGAGTTTACGCATGAATTGCTCTGTAATTGCACTCATCCGTGCTGTTGCCATGGCTCATATTTGTGAACATTGCGTTTGAGCAATTCCAAAACTTGATAACATTGTCTATTCCTGCTGAATCCTTAAACGTACATCCTTTAATTTCTGCATCCATTGACGCATCAAGGAATACATAGAACAGTTGCAATGCTTTCGTCTGATTTTTATTTATGACAGTACAATCACGCATTATCAAGTGTTCTCCGGTTTCGCCAGTTGCATCCACATTCGGAGAATGAACACCCATAGCGCCGTCATAATTTGAATTAAGATAGTTGCTGTCAGTTACATTCCTGACAAACTCGCAGTTTTCAAACTCCAAAGTGTAACCTCTTTGAACTCCGCACCCTGCTGCATGATTGCATTCAGAATAGAACGTACAGTTTCTGACGATTCCTTTCGCACCGTTCCAATCATTTGTCCATCCTTCAATATGAATTGCGTATGATGCGAACGTTGTCGGATCGCTTGAGTCCCATGTCGGATACCATGTTCCTGCATCTTCTGCCGTTGCTATCAACGTCATATTTGCAAGGTAAAAATTTCCGTATATTTTCAGCGGAGCTTCTGCATATTTCCCGCTTTGAGAACGAATGATACATTTTTCACGGTCAACGCCGATAATGTTTCTGCCACCGCTGTTTGGTACAACCACAACCTCATCATAAATACCGGGATATACAATGATGGTTTCAGTTGTTGTATTATTTACAGCTTCTTGTATCGTCTGATAATCACCGCCGCTTTTTGCAACAGTAACGACATTTGCAATTCCGGCAGATACAGAAACATTAAGAAGAACATTAAATGTTCCGATCGCCAATCCGTTTCCGCTTGCTGTTGTGACCGTTCCAGTACCACCAACAGAAACCGCAGAGGAAGGAATTGTGTAATACTTGTTTGACTTCGCGCTTACTGCATACTTGAAAGCGCCCGTGACGGCAAGCACAAAGAAGTAATATTCTTTTGTTTGGTCAAGGTCGAAATCAATTTCAAATTCTGTTTCACCCGTTTCAATCCCTGTGATTTCTTTTACGTGTGTTACGGTTGCCGTCGTGTCGCTTACAGTATAAAGACCAACCTTGAAACGTCCTGCTGTCGCAACGTTCAACGAGCATTTGATCAACTTATAGGCATTAGAAATCTTTACATCAGGAGAAAGCGCAGTAGATGTGTTTGACCAATTATATGTTGTTCCTGACGGCAATTCCGCAAGGGTCTTATATCCATTTGCCGCTATGCTTTCAACGTCCTTGATTGAAAGCATACTGTCATCAATTTTTTGATCAAGCCGTTCAATCTCATAATTCGCTGGAATATACTTGGGGAGCGTGTCAGCATTCGGAATATTTTTATATCCGAAATACAGTTTCCCGTTCGCTTCCTTGAATGATTCCGGTGTTAATGTAGATGAATAGTTCCCTGTAGAAATACAAATACGAATATACTTTGCATCAGCATCAAGCGTGAAGGAATACGTGTTACCGTCTGTATTGCAAACAAGGCTGTGATTCTTTATCTGCGTTTTTGAAGAATCATATGCCCTACAATAAACATAAAGCGTTTTTCCGTATGAATTACTCAATGAGCAGTATATTGTAGAGCTTCCAACAACCTCAATATATGGGCTTGAAATCTCATGCGGAGCAGAAGAACCATATTCGCCCTGTTCAAATGGTTCCAATACAAAGGTCGAGTCTATAAGGTTATTAGATAATGGATATGTATCTATAATTGCAGTATTTAATGCACTCTTTAAGTTACCAACCATGTCTGCCGGAGCAGCGCATGTATTGAGCGCAAGGGTTCTGTCCAGCGGAGGACTATCAGGGTTCGTGAAGTTTTCCTCCAGCCATGCTTCCACATCTCGCTCGGCTGCGGTCTCGGCTGCTTCCTGCGCAGCTTCCGCAGCGGTCTTCGCCGCACTCGCCTGTTCGGAAAAATACTTGGCATTGTTGTGATACGCCGGATCGGTGGACGG